AAGGGTTAAGTAATTTTAGTATAAATATAGGTAGATGGAACAATCCAGGTCCACCTTTAGGTGCACAATATTATAGCCCAAGAGAATGTGCTTTTTCAACCATAGGAGATGGACTTACAGACTTAGAATCTCAATTATTCTATCAAATAACTGAAAAGTATCAAGTAGCTTTAGGTAGGAATATAAACACTACTCAATCATTCTATTATAATAGTGCTTACAACAATGAAACTAATGCTTTCTTATTTAGTACACAAATAACAGATAACACTATTCAAACTGCTACTAACACTTTAGTTAGTGATTTAAAGACTGCTAATATCTTTACTAAGATGAAAGCTATCTACCCAATGGTGGGTGGAACAGCCACTACTCATAAGTTCAACCTTGTTAATGCACAAGATACCAATGCAGCCTTTAGATTAAGTTTTGTAGGAGGTTGGACACATTCAGCTAATGGTGCAAAACCTAATGGTACTAATGCCTATGCTAATACTTTTTTATGGCACTCTGCTTATTTACAAAGAGATAATATAAGTTTAAGTAATTATATTAGGACTATTACTTTAGGAGGTATAATAATGGGTGCATTTGGTGTAACAGCAGGAGCAAACGCTTTTTCTTTTGTTTTTACTGCATCAACAACTACTGCTGATTCTGGAGGTCAAGCAAATGCAACAAACTATAATCCTGCATTATTTACAGATACTTTAAAAAAGGGTTATTATTTTGTTTCAAGAATTTTAAATACAGAATTCAAATATTATCAAAATGGATTAATTAAAAGTACAAAACTAAATAATAGTAGTGCTTATACTGATAATATAAATGGGTCAATTTATATAGGTGCTTTAAATAACTTTGCGGGTTCTGGTGGACCTTCTAATTATAGTAGTTCAGAATGTGCTTTTGCAACCATAGGAGAGGGTTTAACTAATGCGGAAGCCTTAGTTTTATATAATTTAGTACAAACATTTCAAACAACTTTAGGCAGACAAGTATAAACTATGAAACTAACAGATATAACAAGAGAAGAATGGGCAACCTATGTAGGTTTATTGACCATAGAACAAAAAGATGAATTAGTAGGGCAAATGTATGCTCCAGATTGCTATTTTAATCCTATAATGGATAATGCAGATAATTGGGTTATCTCTATTGAGGAGATGGAGTATTGTACCAATGAATTATTTTTGTGGGTAAAAGATTTAGATTTAATACTTTATGTACCTAAAGAAAATCCTTTTCCACCAGTAGGTGAAAATTAATTTGGTGAACTAGTAATTTTTTAGTATATTATTATATGGATGCAACTGAAATAACCTTTGGAGCCAAAGATGTAGCAGCAATTATAGTTGCTGTTATCAGTATCTTAGGCTTTCTCTATGCTCTCAAAAGGAATGCTGATAAAGCAACTGAAGATGCGGCTGTAATCAAAAAAGATCTTGAAGACTTTAAGGCTTCTACAAATGAAAAATTTATACATGGTAAGAACTCTAAAAAAGCCAATATTCAATATATTATGGATGCAATGCAGAAAAACAAAGAAGAGGTTGAGAAAAAAGAAACCCAGATCTACACTAGAATTAATGAGATAAGAAAAGAACAGCAAGATGCTCATGAAAAACTTTGGTTAAAACTAGATACTGTTGAAACTATGCAGAGAGATATGAGCACTTCTTTGGCTGAACTAACCGGATATTTAAAAGCTAAAAAAGAAATATGAAAACATTAAAAAACTATTACAAGCCTACTCCTAAAAAATGGAGAAAACTGGGTGATGCTTTATTAGCATGTGCCGGTGTAGTAGGTGGTGGTGGAATTCTAGCTTATGATCAGCTAAAAGATTTATATACTCCTAAAGAATTAAAGATGTTTATTGGGGCTGCTCTAGTAGTAGGTATAGCTGGTAAATTCTTAACTAACTTCTTTACAGATGATATAAAAGAAAAGGGTTCTAAGTAAGATTAAAAACAAATAAAATTAATATGGCAGCACAAGATAAATTAATACCGTCAGCTATCACCCTTTCAAACAACTTGAAAGGTACAAAGCTTTATACCCAAGGTACATACAGAATGCCCGCTAAAAAAAGTTCTAAATGGGCTAATCCTATTATTGATGCTTTAAGTTTCTTAGCTAGCATTTATGCTAAGGCGCTTAGAGTAGCTACAGGAGATGCTTCTTGGAATCACCGTTTAATAGATGGCGAACCTCAAAAAGATGTATTCACAATTGATCAAAACATGCATCATCTCACATTAGGTAGTATTGTAGCTTTCTCTGAGAATGAGTGGGATGAATTGCAAATTGCTATTAGTAAAACTATAAATATCATCGGTGTGCAAAATGCTATCCCTTCTGGTTTATACACACCAACTGAATTGCAAAAGTTATTTGCAAATGCAGGTATGTGGTCTGGAGGTGGAACGCCAACTCTTGTTTTAAGCAATGCCAACGGAACTCCTATAGGAACTTATCCTCAAGGTTATGTTTACGCAGGTGCCTGGAATCAACTTAAAGTTCCAGCTGATGCTGCACTAGGTGTAAAGACTCCTTTCATAGCACCTGTTTATAAACTTACTCCAGGTGGATCACCTCTATTCTATTACCGTTATACAGGAGATAGAGAATGGAGAGCTCCATTTATAGGTTATGACTCTTTTTAAACTATGTATACCCTACTAGGCTCTGAGCAATCAGGGCCTTTTTTTTCACAAAGTTTGAAATAAATTTGGGAAGTTTAAACTTATTGTGTTATATTTGTATATAAATTTAATACATGTAACATGTCAGAAACAACCAACAATCCAGAAATTCCACAAGAGGAAAGAGAAATGACACCAGCTCAGATGGTAGAATTCCGCAAGAAAGCTAAGGCTTATTACAATGATCAGTCAGTAGTTCTTAAAGCACAGCTTGAATACGAAAGCCTTTTGGCTGATATTGAAGAAGCCCGCGCTAAAAGAATGACCATGACTATTCGCATGGCTCAGATGATGGCTGGTCCACCAAAAGAGAAAGAAGAAGGACCTATCCCTCCAATGCCTTCTCCCGTAAACCCAGAAGAGACTGGTGAAGAGCGTCCTGTAAGAAAACTTAAAACACAAGAATAACACTGTCAGTATACCAACAACATGGCAAAAGTAAATGTAGTAAACAAGCAAGTCCGTATGGAGTTAACAGATATCGTCAGGTATCAGTTGATCACTCACTGCTATATAAATCATATAGTTTTAAGTGAACTGGATTATGACTGTCTTACAACATTAGGATTAATGGGTGAATCTGAATTAACTGATTTCTGTACATATATGGCAGAGAGAAGACTTGAAGAGAAGATGAAGGATTGGAATCCCTCCGCGAGAGGTACCAAACCTTCAGCTTCACCACAAACAATCCGTAATGTACTTATAAAGGTGGAGAAAGATGGACTTATTGAAAAAACTGGTAAAGGCCGTAAAAAGATTAGTATCAACCCAGAGCTGAAGATTCAAAGCGCGGGAAACATTTTGTTAAACCATAAAATTGTTTGCCTTGAACCCGAAGAAGCCTAGTGATATTTTTCCAATTGTAGCAGAAGCTACTGGTGCTAAAGAACAACTGGTTGAAGATATAGTATCTTTTTATTGGAAAGAAGTAAGAGACACCCTTGTAAATTGTAAGAGTCATAATGTATTCATTGACGGACTAGGAACATTTAAGGCCAAGCCTTGGAAGCTTCCTGAAGTAATACTCAAGTATGAGAGAATGGTTAAGAAATACCAAGAACTCATAACTGGAGAAAATAAATTAACTTTACAAAAGTTTTCAATCCTCAAGGATTATGAAGAAAAACTAGAAAAGTTATATGAGCTGCGCAAAATGATTGACGCAGACAAAGACAAAAAAGAACAAGTAAAACAAAAACGCTATGCTGAAGAAAATAAAAACAATCTGGAATAACCGTAAACAAATAATTGAGGGTATTAAGAACTACTGGTTCCGTCATCCTGAAATTGAGAGAGAAGCCTTTAACCGCTTGTCTATCTGTAGCCAATGTGAACTAGTTGATCAAGAAGGCTCTAAATGTCTAGTACCTGGAACAGCTCCTTGCTGTGGAGCATGTGGTTGTAAGCTAGCTCTGAAAGTAAGATCACTTGCATCAGAATGTGCTCACCCGGATGGTCCTAGATGGACTGCTACAATGAACCAGGAAGAACAGGATGACTACTACAAGAAGATTAACTATGATCCTGATCAAGATTAATCACTGTACTATGTCAACTCAAACTACCAACTCAAACAAATCAACTCAAGATGTCAGTAATATTCAAATCAGAAAACCACAAGTACGAAAGCTTGGATCCTAATGAGAGGATTGACTGGGTTAGTGTAACTACCTTTGTAGCAATGTTCAAGCAAAAGTTTGATCCTGTTGCCCAATCTATCAAGTCTGCAAAGAATAAAAGATCTAAGTGGTATGGACTTCCTCCTGAAGAAATCCAAGCTCACTGGGCAAAAGAAGGTGACCGAGCTGTAACTGCAGGAACCTTTTATCATGACCAGAGAGAATCAGATCTAGTAAGTCTAGAGACTATAGAAAGATCCGGTAGAGCTTTACCTATCATAAAACCTTTATTTGAGAATGGTGTAAAGTATGCACCTATCCAAAGACTTACAGAGGGTATTTATCCTGAACACCTTATCTATCTTAAATCAGCCGGTGTTTGTGGACAGTCTGATAAAGTAGAGATCATTAAAGACATGGTAGAGATTGTTGATTATAAAACAAACAAGGAGATCAAGAAAGAGTCCTTCAAAAGCTGGGATGGTATTTCTCAAAAGATGCTAGGCCCTTGTGCACATCTTGATGACTGTAACTTTAATCACTATGCTTTACAACTCAGTACCTACATGTACATGATCCTAAAACACAACCCACGTTATAAACCAGGTAAACTAATGCTTCATCATGTTATCTTTGAGAAAGATGGTGAAGACAAGTTTGGTTATCCCATCCTTAAAAAAGACAGCAATAATGAACCCATTGTAAAAACAGTTATTCCTTATGAGGTGCCTTATTTAAAAACAGAAGTTATTAATATGATCAAACACTTACAAGATGAAAGAAAGAGTAATGGTTGAATTTAATTTAGTATTGGAAAACTCAAGACTAAAAGAAGATATGGGTATTGAGTCTCTGACTTTTTCAAAATGCTCTTTTAATATATTAGCTGTTGAGTACTATAGAGAGTCTTTTGATGATGAAGGCAACGTTGAACCTTATACAGTTGTCATATTAGATACAGGCCGCCAACTGACTCTAGATTTACCATATGATCAGTTTAAAAAAATATATACAAAAAAAATATCAAATGAGCAATGATGAATTTCAACAACAAACTTTTTGGAAAATGAAAACAACAGACCTTACAAAAGAAGACGCTATCAATATCTTAATTAAGCATGCTGAGTCTTCAGCTATATCTGATGGCTATCACACATTTGGTGAACTCTATGAGCACCGTAACATGCTATTTATAATCTTAGCCAAGTATATAAAATCTGAAAATACTCACCATGTGTGGCGTAGTATTAAGCATTCAGATAGCACTATGTTTAAAGGCTGGTTTATTCTAGGAATTAACAAAGGCCAAGGAGAACAATTAACATATCATCTCCCTATTGATTTATGGGAGACTACAAACTTTGCAGAAACACTGGACAAAGCGCCTGAGTATGATGGTCATAGTTCTCAAGATGTACTTAAAAGACTTAACACTTTAATAAAATGATTCCTAAATTTTTTGATATCCAGGGCGGCAAAGTTGTTATCAATCATAACAGCTTATCTATACCTGAATTACAAGCAATACATGATGCCTATGAAGATCCTCTTCCTGCACTTAACTTTTTACACTACAAGTTTGACATTGAAAGTCCTTATGCTAATTTGCCTGAGGAAGAAAAAGATGATGTGTTGATCAATGACTTTGCTGGTGATTATACTTTAGAGGATGAGGTAATGATCAAAGCTATTGAAAAACTTGAATTGCTTTGTGTTACACCAACCTACCGTTATTATCTAGACAATAAGATTTTAATGGAAAAACTTGGTACCTTTGCATGATTATCACCAGTATCTTCTGGACTAGATGGCAACGTAGGTGCTCTTCAGTCTCAGTTAAAATCTGTTGGTAAAACTATAATGGAATTCAAACAGCTTGAGAAAGTAGTAATGCAAGAGTTAAATGAAACAAAAGGCCGTGCAAGAGGTGGTAAAAAATTAGCTTATGATCAATGATTTCATAATTGACATTCCTACTTGGGAAAACGGAACATGGACTGAAACATCTTTTGGTGACTCTGAAGACTTCCGTATTTTTGTATTAAGCTTATTTAAAGAACCTGGTAAATATAAGTTTAATGAAACTGCCTTTGAGTTTAATGCACAAGGACGCAAGTTTCAAAAAGGATCTTACTTTTGCCCATACCCTGAGGGAAGTAAAGACTTTATTAGCTATTGGAATGATCAGAAAGTCAAATGCCGTAAAGGTGTTATCTATAAATCAAATGGTGAGACTTGGTATCTCCCGCGCGAGTACTACATGTGGATAAACTTCTTGCCTATCAATGACAAGGTAAAGCGTAAGTTTGATTTCCCAGAAGTATGGGATAGTCAATATCACATGGCTCTTTATGAGTTACTAGCAGAACTTCATTGGTTGCATTGCTCAGTTCTTAAAAAACGTCAGTTTGGATCTTCATATTACCATATGGCTAAACTGATTAATCAGATCTGGTTTGAGGAAACTCCTATACTTAAGGTGGGTGCTTCATTAAAAGATTTCATCAATGAAAAGGGATCCTGGAAATTCTTAAGTGAATACAAATCTTTCCTTGATAAGGAAACAGCTTGGTATAGACCAATGAATCCAGGTAAAATTTTAATGTGGCAACAACAAATTGAAGATACCGATGCAGATGGCCGTAGTACTATGGTAGGTCTAAAAGGTACTATTCAGGGTGTAAGCTTTGATCAAAATGATACAACAGGTGTCGGTGGAGCACTAAGATTTTTCTTCTATGAAGAAGCAGGAGTTGCTCCTAGTATGGACAAGACTGTAGAGTACTTGCTTCCGGCGTTACAATCTGGTGATATTACTACTGGTACTTTTATTGCTGCTGGAACTGTAGGTGACTTAGATGCATGCGAGCCTCTTAAACATATGACATTATATCCTGAGGTTAATAGTATCTTTCCAGTTGAAACAAACTTATTAGATGATAAAGGCACTATTGGTAAATCTGGATTGTTTATCCCGGAGCAATGGTCTATGCCACCCTATATTGATCAGTATGGTAACTCTCTAGTAGAAGAGGCCAAAGCTGCTTTAGATGCCAAATTTGATAAATGGAAAAAAGATCTTACGCCTGAGAAGTATCAACTGCGTATATCTCAGCATCCTCGTAATATTGCGGAGGCATTTGCTTACAGAAAAGTATCT